GATCACGCTGGCTACGGCTGACCTCTTGCTTCCGCAAGGTGTCGATATGGCTTCGCGTCAAGTGCATAACGGTATCTCGATGCGTATCGTGCGTCAGTACGATATTAACAACGACCGTATGCCCTGCCGTGTTGACGTGCTGTATGGCTTCAGCACCATTCGCCCGTCGATGGCCTGCCGTATCTGGGGTTGATAAAACCGCCCCCGCCTAGCGCGGGGGCATGTTAATTTTTTAGGAGAAACAATCATGGCACTAGCTTCAGTAGGTGGTGGCTATCAAAACACGGATGGCAACCAAAGCGAACAAACAATCGGCGTTCAAGCAGATGTGCAAACGGCAACCGCAACTGCAACGCTGTCTGTTGCTCAAATCACCGGAGGTATTTTGGTGGGTAACCCGTCTACCACGGCGGCGTCCTACACTTTGCCTACGGCGACGTTGATTGACGCAACAATGACCAACATGAAAACCAACAGCACTTTTGCGCTGCGGGTGATTAATCTTGGCACCAGTACCGGCCTTATTACGGTAGTTGTTGGCACGGGCATTACTGCGGTTGGTAACCTCGTTGTGGCTATCACGGGCAGCGCAGCGGGCGTTAGCGGCGCGGCAGAGTTTATGTTCCGCAAAACCGGCACGGCAGCGTATTCCGTTTACCGGGTAGCTTAAGTAACAACACCTCGCGGTGTAATAGCCGCGAGGTGGTTTTTAAGGAATATTATGGTCATCTACATGCGGCACCCCGTTCACGGTAACAAGGTCGCTATTGCGGAAGCCGAAGCGGTATACGATGAAACAAACGGTTGGGAACGCTACGACGTTGGCGTGCTGTTGCGCCCTTCGCCGCCCGAATCGGTAAACGAACTAGCAAAACCTCGCGGGCGCCCGCGTAAGGAGCTTGCGGCATGACGACCACGGCTGGCGATCAGATCAATGGCGCGTTGCGGCTAATTGGTCAATTGGCCGAAGGCGAAACGCCATCTGCGGCGACTTCGCAAGACGCTTTGACCGCAATGAACCAGATGCTGGATAGCTGGTCATCTGAGCGTTTGGCTGTATTCTCAACGCAAGACCAAGTGTTTACTTGGACGCAAAATCTTAGTTCACGAACGCTTGGGCCTACTGGCGATTTTGTAGGCAACCGTCCGGTGTTGGTTGACGATTCAACTTATTTTATTGACGTTAGCAACGGCATCAGTTTTGGCATCAAACTGATAAACCAACAGCAGTATAACGGCATTGCGGTAAAAACAGTCACCAGCACCTATCCGCAAGTCATGTTTGTAAATATGACGATGCCGGATATAGAAATGACGATTTATCCGGTGCCAACTACGGCGTTGCAATGGCACATTATTAGCGTCAACGAGTTGGCTGAACCGGCTACGCTGATAACCGATCTAGTCATTCCTCCCGGCTATCTTCGGGCGTTTCGGTTTAACTTGGCGTCTGAGATTGCTGCTGAGTTTGGCGTTGAGCCGCCGCCCCAAGTGCAACGGATTGCAATGAGCAGCAAGCGCAACATCAAGCGGATTAATAACCCCGACGACGTGATGAGCTTGCCGTATAGCATTGTAGCAACTCGCCAACGGTTCAATATCTATAGCGGCAATTACTAAGTGAAGTCGCCCATCTTAGGCGGTAGCTACGTAACCCGGTCGGTCAACGCCGCCAATAACCGCATGGTCAACTTGTTTCCCGAAGTGGTGCCGGATGGCAGCGGCGGGAAAGAGGCGGGCTTTCTGATGCGGTGCCCAGGCTTGCGTTTGCTTGCAACCGTGGGCGACGGGCCGATCCGTGGGTTGTGGGTGACCAACGGCGTAGCCTATGTGGTGTCCGACGATAAGTTTTACAGCCTGACTACCAATTGGGTTGTCACCCTGCTTGGCACCGTAACCGGCAGCGGCCCGGTTAGCCTGGCAGACAACGGCACGCAGATATTCATCGCCTGTAATCCGCTGAGTTACATCTACAATACATCTACGGCGGTGTTTGCCCAAATTACGGACGATGACTTTCCCGGCGCTGGCTCGGTTGGTTATCTAGACGGTTACTTTGTATTCAACGAGCCAAACTCGCAAAAGTTTTGGGTGACTAGCCTGCTAGACGGCACTTCAATCGACCCGTTAGATTTTGCCAGCGCAGAAGGCTATCCCGACGATGTGATAGCCTTGATTGTAGACCACCGCGAAGTGTTCTTGTTTGGCAATACCAGCGTTGAGGTTTGGTATGACGCCGGAACGCCGGACTTCCCGTTAGCGCGGATTCAAGGCGCATTTATGGAGGTCGGCTGTGAAGCTGCGTATTCGGTAGCCAAGCTAGACAACAGCGTGTTTTGGTTGGGTTCAGACGCCAGAGGCCGTGGCATTGTCTACCGCGCCAACGGCTACACGCCCGCGCGGATATCGACCAACGCTATCGAATACATCATTCAAAGCTACGGCAACATTACCGATGCAATTGGCTATACCTACCAGCAGGACGGGCACCCGTTCTACGTGCTGATATTCCCGTCTGCGGGGGCTACATGGGTTTACGACGTGTCCACGCAACTGTGGCATGAACGCGGCGCGTTTGAAAACGGGCAATTTACTCGTCACCGCAGCAATTGCCAAATGTCGTTTAACAACGAGATTGTAGTGGGCGACTACGAGGACGGGCGTATATATGCCTTTGACCTCGACGTTTACGCTGACGACGACCAGACACAAAAGTGGTTGCGGTCGTGGCGCGCATTGCCCGCCGGCCAGAATAACCTCAAGCGTAGCGCGCACCACAGCTTGCAGCTTGACGCTGAAACGGGCGTTGGGCTTGCTCAAACTCCCGGCGAAGAAGCTAGATACTTACAGACCGAAGCCGGGCTATACCTTACGACTGAAGCTGACGCTTATTTAGTTACCGAAGAACTTCTTGCGACAGCCGGTTACGACCCACAGGTTATGCTGCGCTGGTCGGACGACGCGGGGCATACTTGGTCAAACGAACACTGGAACTCAATGGGCCGGATTGGGGTTTACGGTTTTCGCACCATCTGGCGCCGGCTCGGCATGACGGAGAAAATCCGTGACCGGGTATACGAAGTGTCCGGCACCGATCCGGTCAAAATTGCCATTGTAGGTGCTGAACTGTTCGTCACTCCAACGAGTAGCTAGTGGCCGAACTTAACATCACCAATATCCCCGCGCCTCGGGTGCCGTTCGTTGACGAACGCACCGGCCTAATGGCGCGAGAATGGTATCGGTTCTTTCTCAATATGTTTGTCTTGACCGGCAGCGGTAGCAACCCGACTACGCTGGACGAACTGCAACTCGGGCCACCCGTGCAACCCGCCGGCAGTTCCAACGGCACTGTCACTAGCGTTTCGGTTGTGTCGGCCAATGGTTTTGCAGGCACCGTAGCAACCGATACAACCACCCCGGCGATCACGCTTTCAACGACCGTCACCGGCGTGCTTAAGGGTAATGGCACGGCAATGTCTGCGGCGGTTGCCAATGTTGACTACGTTCCGCTGTCTACCGTCTTGACCAAAACGGCTGACTACACGATTACGGGAACAGACACTTGGATTATCAACAACAAGACGGGTTCGACGTTCACGTTGACTCTCCCCGCTGCGGCATCTTGGACTGGCCGGTATATCTCGGTTAAAAACATGCAAGCGCAAACGGTGGTGTCGGCAACCAGCAATGTGGTGCCTATCGACAGCACAACCGCAGGAACCGCTATTCTTTTGGCTGTTGTGGGAAACTGGGCCACCTTGGTGTCAGACGGCACTAATTGGGTCATTATGCAGACCGCGCCCAATAACATCCTACTTTTGGAATAGGCCATGACTGTTACCGTAAAAGTGCTGATACCAGCCAAAACCGCCGAATCCGCGCAAACCACGCAATATACGGCGTCCAACGTCACCACGATTATCGACAAGTTTACCGCGACTAACTTTAGCGCCAGCCCGGCGACCTTAAGCGTCAATCTGGTCACTTCGGGCGACACGTCGGGCAACCAGAACTTGATTACCAAGACCAAGACGCTAGCGGCGGCAGAGGTATATACTTTCCCCGAGATTGTCGGTCAGGTGCTGGTGACGGGCGGGTTTATCTCGACCATTGCCGGAACGGCTACGGCGATCAACATTCGCGCTTCAGGGCGGGAGGTGTCGTAATGGAAGCTGTAGCCAAACATGACGATATGCAACAGCGCGTAGAAAAGCTACAGGTTGAAGTTTCAAAGTTGCCGCAATACGAACCGCAAACAAAACATACGTTTCACGGAGGTATGTATTGCCGTGAAGTTTGGCGACCGGCGGGCGTTTTAGTTATCGGAAAAGTTCATAAAAAGGAACATTTCTACGTCATCATGTACGGCACGGTAAGCATAACAACGGATGACGGTGTGCGAAGCATTACCGGCCCTTGCATATTGAATAGTATGCCAGGAACAAAACGCGCCGTGTACGCCGAAACAGATGCACTTTGCGTAACCTTCCACCGCGTGGATTCTTCTACCATTGAGGATGCCGAAACGGAATTGGTAGACGCCGATCCAAATACAATGTATTTGGCGGGAAATACTGTTAAAGGGGTTTTATCATGACTTTTTGGGTTGCGGGCGCCGTAGCAGGCACGGGGTTAGTCAGCGGGTATTTTGGCAATAAAGCCGCCAAAGATGCGGCAGATAAGTCGGCGCAAGCGACTATGGCATCCATTGCCGAGCAGCGCCGCCAATACGACACAAGCCGCGCTGACCAAGCACCGTATCTTGCTGCTGGCACTGGCGCGGTTAACCGGTTGGGGGCGGGTGTTGCGGCGGGCGGTGAGTTTGGCTCAACCATGCCGTTTAATTTTCAATACGACCAAAATGCCGATCCAGGCACTGCGTTCCGTATGTCGGAAGGTGTAAAGGCACTCGACCGTAGCGCAGCTAGCCGTGGTGGTCTGTTGTCTGGTGCAACGCTTAGGGGCGTGCAACGCTACGGGCAAGACTTGGGTAGCCAAGAATTTCAAAACGCGTTTAACCGTTATACGACCGGCTTCAACGCCAACACGGGCGAGCGTAACCAGCTTTTCAACCGTCTTTCGGGCGTGGCCGGAACGGGTCAAACTGCGACTAATCAGATCGGCGTGCAAGGCTCAAACATGGCGGGTAATATTGGCAACGCCTATATGACCGACGCCGCTAACCAAGGCAACGCGGGAATGGCTGGCGCGGCAATGCGTAACTCGGCGTTTAGCGGCGGCGCAAATGCGCTAGGCCGGCTGTATGGTAATCGCGGGCAATCACCATACGGTGTGGGCCAACAATTAAGCAGTCAATATGGGTATGAAAACGTATATGGTGCCGGTGGTGGGGGACAAGTTGTAATGCCCACGCCGGGGACTCCTATTTACGAATTCTAAGGACTAAATCATGGCTGAATTTAATTTTGGACTATTGACCCCGCCCGGCTCGCAGTCGATTGGCAATGCGTTTACGCAGGGTATGGATCAAGCGGCAGTGGCTAGGGCGCAAGAAAATCAGAACGCGTTGGCGCAATACAGTTTGAGCAAAGCAAAACGCGAAGATGAACTGACAAATCAATTGTTAGGCGATTTACGGGGCGCGACTACTAACGATGAGATATATCGCGCCTACCAGCGCGCAGGTAAGGGCGAGATTGCGTCCAAGCTACGGAATGACGCGTTAACGCAAAGAAAAACTGAAGGCGAACTTGCCCTTCAGCCTATTACGCTTGCCGGTGCAAAAGTTAAATTAGCTGAAGACAAATTTAAACAGTCCCGCAGTATGTTGGAAGGCATTAACCCCGCCGATTCTGGCGCGGCGCAACAATACATTACTTGGCACGAAGCCAATCATGCTGACCCTGTTCTCGGCCCGTTACTTGCAGCTCGGGGCGTAACTATGGAGCAATCCCGCGAGCGAATTAACGCGGCGTTACAACAGCCCGGCGGTTTGGAACGGCTTATTAACGAGTCCAAATTAGGCGTAGAAAAATTTGCCGAAATGAGTAAACCGCAAAACTTACCGCAAACCGTAGATGGTAAAGCACGCGTAATATCTATACCCGGTATGGGCGGCCCTGCCACTATTGTTTCTGGCAGCGAAGGTGCGGTCCCGCAATCGCCGTTAGCTAAGTTGCAAGTAGATATTGCAGCGGCAAAAGCGCGCAACGCGCCGCCCGCCGAAATTGCGGCGTTAGAACGGGAAGCCGAACGGTTAAACAGACTAGCCAATATTGCCGGTGGGCAGCTTCAAGTAGCGCGAGGCAATCTAGCAGTAAACGAAGCCCGATTTGAATTGCAAAAAAATGCGCCTAAACTTGGTTTAACTGACCCCGCAGATATTGAACGTATTGCGGTCGCAGTTGCCGATGGCCGTATACCTGTTGATCGGCTAAACAGCGCAACCGCAAGAATATACGCTGGCATACTTAAAGTTGATCCAGACATTAATCTTACAAACACTAGCATTGAACAAGCGGGTGCTAGAGCACAATACATACAAAACGGGCGAATAGCGGTAAGACAAACGCTTACCGCTGTAGATGCTGACCGCGCGGAAAATATAGCCAACGGCAATCTACCGCCGGCTACGGGTATTAACGCGGATAAGATTATGAACGCGGTAATGAAACTTAACCCCGAATACAATGCGCGCGATTTCGGGCTACAAACGGCGGCTGAAAAATCATTCAACACCGGCAAGCAAGGTGATAAGACACGTTCGCTTAACGTAGCGGTAAGCCATTTGGCAACCCTAGACACCGCCGCAGCGGCGTTGAATTCAGGCGATATACGCGTGTTTAACCAGTTCAAACAAGCGTGGCAACGCGAAACAGGAAAAGCTGCGCCTACCAATTTTAACGCGGTTAAAGAATTAGTTGCCGATGAAATTGTTGCAGCGGTGGTTCCCGGTGTAGGCGCGCTAGCGGATCGTAGAGCACTTAAAGATACCATCATGGCAAAATCGTCGCCCGCGCAGTTACAGGGTGTAATTAAACAATACAAAGAACTATTGGGTGGTCAGTTAGGTGGTTTAGAGCAGCAATACACTGCTTCTACCGGAAAAACTAACTTTAAACAGCGTTACTTAACCCCCGAAGCAAGGGCCGCGTTGGCGCCAGGGCAAACCGCACCGCCCGCTGGCGCTGCATCAACAGCTACAAATACCAACCCGTATGCGGCTAAGACTGACGCTGAAATTTTACGGGCATTGGAGAGTAAATAAATGGCTGACATATCTTTATTGCTTGAGGCAGAAAAACGTGGAATATTGCCTCCAGAAAAGCAAAGTCTTTTGGCCGAAGCTAGATCACGTGGGCTGGTGCCAGCGTTAGCATCGGGGCCAACGTCAGAAGTCCCTTCAGGCCGTAGTGTCGGTGGTTTTGTATCGAATATACCTTCCTCTGCGGGTCGTTTGGCCGAAGGTATAGTCGGTATGGTTACGAGTCCTATCGACACGGCTAGCGGTATGTTGGATATTGGCGCGGGTGCGTTACAAAATGTGTTGCCAAAAACCTTTGTTGATTTTGTTAACTCAGGTGACAGCCCTGAAAAAGCAGCATCCGTTAAACGGGCTGTTGATGCCGCTAATGCAGCGGGGGGGTTTTTCAAAGAACGATACGGTTCATGGGACAAAATAAAAACCACGCTATACACCGACCCTGTAGGTGCAGCAGCAGACCTTTCAATCCTATTTACCGGCGGCGGCGCGGCAGCAACGCGGATGGCCACCGCTTCGCGCGGCCCGATTGTGGCCGGCGCTATGGCGGGGCTTCCCGGTATGGAAGCCGCCGCTAGCACCTCTGGCGCGTTGTCCACGACCGGCAAAGTGTTAAGCACCGCAGGGCAATACACAAACCCGTTAGCAGCGGTTGGCCCGGTAGCGCGTGCGACCGGAAATATGGCGTTGGCCGTGCCCGGTGTTCAGCGGGCGGTAGACTTAGGCGCCGGCGCGGTAAAGAAAGTTGTTGGCACGGGGTATAACCTTATAGAACCGGCGCTCCCCGGCGGCGCGGAAGCAATAAAAAACCGCGCTATTGCAGCGGCATTTTCATCCGACCCCATTAAGGGCACGCCGGACATTGCCAAGATGAGCCAGGCAATAGCGATGCTAGAGCAGGGCATGCCCATCGAGCAGGTCGCGGTTGCGCTGAATAGTCCGGGGTTAGCCGCGATGGCTAAAACATCGCAAAACGCTAACACAGCGTTGGCGGGGATTTACAGCGCAAGGGAACTTGCGTTAAAACAAGGGCAAGCTAATCAATTGGCAGGGGCTAGCACAAACCTTAACGCGCTTAACGAAGCTAATTTGCCGCCTAGCGCGGGCGGGCCACCTACACCACCATACCTCGCGGTAAACACTGCACTGGCGCAAGAACAAGCCGCGTTGGCAGGACAACAAGCCGCTAGAACGGGGGCATTAACGGCTGAGCAACAGGCCGCTGAAACCGCGTTGGCGCAACAGAAAAATCAATTAACCGCAAGCGTGTTAAACCCCCGCCAGATGCAAGTCGGGCAAACGCTTACGACTGAGCGCAAAGTCTTAGAGCAGACCGCGCGCACGGAGGTAGTTAAACCTGCGTATGCGGCAGCGTTTAACGCATCAACTGAACCGTTTAGTTTTGCGCCGGTAGAAGCTGCGGCCAAGAAATTAGCCGCCGATCCGTCTACGCAACTTGACGCGCGGATTGCACCGTATACCGCAGAAGCCTTGCGGATGTATGGGTCTAAGGTGCCAGAACCTGTGCCTGGCGCCCCGCCCGCCGCACCGGGCGCGCTGCCCCCCGCACCTGTGCCCGCAATGGTGACGTTAGAAGGCGCAGATAAGCTGATAAAAGCCTTGAACACCGACTTGGCGTCTATTCGGGGAAATACCGATTCTCTGTCGAACATGACGCGCAAAAATTTAATGGAACTTAAATCGGCGGCTGAACAAGCTATTGAACTTGGCGTGTCTAAAGAAGCTAACCAGCTATACAAAGACGCCCGCACGTTGCACCGGACAAAGGTAGTCGAGCCATTCCTGAAAGGGTGGGTGGCTAACCTAGAACGTGAAGGCGCCACCGGCACGCAAGTACTGGCGCCTAGCGCGGTGACAAAGAAAATACTAAACAGCGAAGAAGATGCTATCCGCGCGGTCGCGGCGTTTGGCGAATCGCCCGTAGCGTTGCAGGCAATCAAAGCGGGCGTAGAAGGGGAATACCGCGCTGCGGTTGTTACTGGCAATACTTCCCACGCAAAGTGGATGGCAGACCATCAGTTTGAATTGGCCGCGCTAGACAACGCCGGGTTAGGTTTGACGCAACGTCTGGAAAGTCTTGGCGGCAGCGCACAGAAATTAAAACAAACTGCCGATGAATTAAAAGCAACGGGTGAGGCCATACCCGCCAAAGTTACCGCCGAATTTAAAACGCAAATTGAAGCTCTGGACGCGGTAACTAGAGAGCTAAAATTTAAATCCGTTACCGACCTACGCAAAAAAGCAGTCGTAGATGAAGCGACAATGAATCAAGTCCTTCAGCGTATGGACGGCCCTACGAAAGCAGCGTTTGCGCGTGGCGTTATGCAAGACGTAAAAACGCTAGCGGAATTAACCGCTAACGAAAAGCCCATTATGGCCGCGCTACGCGCTGCCGATCCAGCTACCGCCGTACGCATCATGGCTAACGCCAAAGAAGCCTTTAAAGTGCGTTCGTTGATAGACGACGCGCAAAAGGCGCGCCCCGCAAATGCGTTAGGCACAGAACAACGCGTTGCGGATTTAACCCAGGGGTTGCCGGAAGTCCGGGCAACGGTGCAAAAAATACAAGCCGAAATAGACGGAGGTATTAGCTTTGATAAGTTAGCTACAAAAGGTGTGGCCGCTGGCGGCGGTGTTGGAAATTTAGCTACGGAGTCTGTTGGCCCGGCATTGGCAAGTTTAAGCCACGTCGGGAGCATAGTGAATTTTGTCATGCGTAGGCTTAAGGGATTGACGGACGATAAGCTGGCCGCGCAAATTGGCGTTGAGCTTGCTAACTCCCCTTCGGCGGCGGCGATGATTGCTAAAGCGCAGGCCAAGGCGCAACCTAAAATTGTAGAACCGTCGGCGCCAAAAACTCCTACCGCCCGCAGGCAAAATATGCTGACTGGTGGTGTGCTAGCTAACCAGCTTTCACAATCGCAACCGCAAAACGCCCAGTAGTTTAAAACACAACCGCGAAAAGAACATCACCAATGGAAAACCAGCACCTGATAAACGCTTTACTCGCTGGCGGTTTTACCGTCCTTGGCTGGTTTGCGCGAGAACTGTGGTCTGCGGTTAAAGAGTTAAAGTCAGACCTAGCAAAGCTGCGTGAAGACTTGCCCAAGGACTACGTTATCCGTAGTGATTACCGCGAAGACATCCGGGACATCAAGTCGATGCTTGCAAAGATTTTCGAGAAGTTAGAAGCCAAAGCCGACAAATGAACCCACTTTTGCTGTCGGGGCTATTTGACCTTGGCAAGGGTCTGATTGACCGGCTGTTCCCGGATCCTGCGGCTAAAGCGGCGGCGCAGCTCGAGCTTTTGCGCATGGAACAGACAGGTGCGCTTGCGCAGCTTGCGGCTGAGACTGATTTGGCAAAGTTGCAAGTGCAGGTCAATCTAGAAGAAGCTAAGAGTGCTAACTGGTTCGTGGCTGGGTGGAGGCCGTTTATCGGCTGGACTTGCGGATGCGGTCTTGCCTACGTGTCTATCATTGAGCCTGTTGCTAGGTTTGCTGCACAGGTTTGGTTTCACTACACCGGGGCTTTCCCGGTAATAGACACGACGATAACGATGCAAGTCTTGCTGGGTATGTTGGGTCTAGCCGCCGCCAGAACGGTAGAAAAAGTTAAAAATGTGGAAGGACACAGATGAAATACCTGTTATTTTTTGCCATGTTTGTGGGGTCAGCGCAGGCAATGGACTTGGCTATTTGTAACGGTCAGTTTGCCCTGTGCGCTGCATCCAGCACCACGCCAACCGGCAAGACCATCGAGGTCAATGGCAAGAAGTTTGCCGAGGGCGTTGCTGTTTGCCCAATCCTGACCGGCAAAGGCATTGCCGACCTGTCGCTGATGAACGGGTCATGCAAGGCCGCGCCGGGCAAAGTCTGGTCGCTGTTTTCGACCGTGACCAGCTATCCCCAAGCGCCGGATTGGGCAGTCAAGCCGATGGTGGTAACCAAATTCGTCACAACCAAAGAATCCGGCATGTCGAATATGTGGTCGTTCTCTTGCGAGATTCAGGCTAAACCGGTCAACGGCGTTCGGCTGGCGAGCTGCTACGGTCCAATCAATGAAAGCCCGTGGAACGGCGATCATGTTCCAGTCGGCACAGAATCGTTCTCTGCTGCGCCGCCCGGCGCGCTCAACCCTGTTGGCGGCAATTTCCCAATTAAATGATTACGGTTGACGAGTATCTAGGCCAGCACCTAGCCGGGCATGAGCAGGAGCTAACAGACGAGATCCGCGCAAACGCAGAAATCATCTGCGGGCGGGCAAATCAGTTAATTGCGGCGTTTGGTGAGGATCGTGGCTTGCGGTCAGGCTGGCGGCCTGCGGCTATAAACAAGTCTGCTGGCGGCGCTACACGATCTAAGCACATGACCGGGCACGCCGTGGACATCGAGGACAACGACGGGCGGCTGGACGCGTTCTGTAGGCAAAATATCGGACTGCTGGAGCAATTGGAATTGTGGCTAGAGGACGGGGCCGCGACTCCATCCTGGTGCCACGTTCAATGCTTACCGCCCCGGTCAGGGCGTCGGTTTTTTATACCGTAGCTTAACCGGCAACAAAGTTTTTTTCTCGAAGTCGGTTGCCAGAACCCTGAGTAAAGCATCGCGTGCGGCTTCGCCAATATAGCCACTCATTTCAAGACTTGCTTTGCTTTTTCCGGTGAGCGTAAGCACAAATTTAAATTTAGATGCGGTCATTTCCCGCACTCCTTCTCAGTCGTTAAGGAATTCTTAACCGCTGACATCTGTATCGTTCCATCAACGATACCCCAGAGAAACGCAAGAGAGGTGATGAACGCAATGAACATTACAACGTCTACAAATCTCATTTCATTGCCTCCCGATACTCTTTAATTGTTTGGCGAACGTCGGTCTTGTCTGACGGGGTCGGCGTCCACTTGCACCCGTCTAGCAAGTACTTGCCCCGCGAACGCAGGTATGCAATAGCGGCGGCTACCTTTTCCTCGTTTGTCTGAATCATTTTCTTGTCTCCATGTATTTGTTATAGGCCAATGCCAGTTCCAGATCGGCATCTTTCCACTTTTTTGCGGTCGTGCTGGTGGGCGAGTTTACGTATCTGTTTCGGGCCAGCATAAACTTTTCCAAAACCACCTTAAACTGGGTTAGCGTCATCTTTTCCATTTGGCTGTGGCGCCCTTCAGTATCTCGATGCGCTCCCGCGATACCCGCAGGCTGTTATACCGCTGGTGCAGGCGCTCTAGCACCACGATGCGGCGCAGGTTGGCTCGTTCTTCGGTAAGCATGTCCAGCACCTCGGCTTCGGTCTTGGTGCCAAGGTTATGGTTTAGCTCACGCCAGGTTAGCTTTTTCAATTTGTGCCTCCAGTTTGGCAATCGTTTTCATCACCTTAATTAGCCCCCGTCGAGCAGCGTTATGCTGCCGCGTGCGGATTACTAGCTCCCGTAGTGCGATCTTCAGTTTGGCTTTCGCCAGTTCTTTGCGTGTCATTTCAGTGCCTCCATTGCTAGGTCAGATAAAGAGCGTTTGTCGTGCAGCGTTACGTAAATCTTCTCGTCGATAGTGTCCTCGGTCAGCAGGACGTAAACCCATACGTCGTGCCGCTGGCCGCTGCGGTGCAAGCGCCCGATGGTCTGCTCAAACAATTCCAACGACCACGGCAACGATAGGAACACCATGCGACAGCCACCGAATTGCAGGTTGAGGCCATGCCCCGCCGACTTCGGGTGCACCAGCAGCAGCTCGACCTTACCGGCGTTCCAACGCTCGATGGCGTCCGGCTCGTCCAGCGTCACGGCGCGGGGGTAGCGGCGCTGTAGTTCGGCCCGTTCCTCTTGGTATTGGTAGGCGATGATCGTGTTGGCGTGCTGATTCTCGGTCAGCAGGTCGTCCAGCAGTTCAAATTTGTGGCCGGAAAACCAGATCGGCTTTTGCGTCACGATGAACTTGCCGGGCTTGGTCGGGTGCGGCTTTTTTGTGGTGTCGTAAACAAAGCCCGACGCCATCTGTTGCAGCTTGCCCGTCACCACCCCGGCATTGGCCGCCAATGCCCCGTTTACGGCCTGGGCGGTGGAGAACTGCACCATAAAATCCCTTTTCATGGCCTTGTATTCCCACATCTCCATCGTGCAGCGCATCTCGACGATGTGCAGCGGCGGCAGCTTGTCCTTGTATTCGCCCGCGTCCAAGACGAAGGTGGCCGGCTTAATACGATCCATCACCATTGGCAACGCATCGGCGCGCGGCTCCCACTGACCGTAGTCGCGGTTGATGCAATGGAAATACTGCTGCAAGAAGGCACCCTTGCTGCGGCCAAGCAACGTCTGGTCGATCACCTTGCACTGGCCGAATACGTCCTCCAGCCCGTTGCTGGTAAAGCTACCGGTCAGCCCCCACCGGATCGGGATAGCGTCCAGCACCTTTAGCAGCGCCTTGAACCGCTTGCCGGACGGATTCTTCAGCCGTGTCAGTTCGTCGAACACGACGCCGTCAAAGCGCAGCGGCTGTTCGGCCAACCATTGCAGGTTGTCGTAGGTGGCGACCACAATCTGCACGTTAGCGTGTAGCGCCTTGACGCGCTGCGCCGGCGTGCCGGTGGCGACCGCCAGCGACAGGCCCGGTGCCCACAGCTTGGCCTCCGTCGGCCAGACCGACTCGGCTACGCGCTTTGGCGCCACGACCAAGAACCGTTGCACCACGCCCGCCGCCAGCATGTCGCGCATGGCGGTCAGGGTCAATGCGGTCTTACCCGCACCGACGGGGGCGAGAATCATCGCCCTGTCCGACTCGTAGAGGAAGTCGGCGGCTATTTCTTGGTAAGGTCTAAGAATCAAGATTCCACTCTTTCGCTATATGTATTGCGTTGGCTTCGTTAGTCACCACAGCGCCAGGTTGACTTGCAAAGGTCAAGCAATTGACCCCGTTACGGTTCATCACGCCCCACCACCCTATCGTGCCGCCTAAGTCCTCGGCGCGGTAAGGCGGGTGTGCAAAGTATTTTGCTGGTCTAGCATCCATACATCCACCTCACCCTTCGATCTAATCACAATGTAATTCATCCCCATGCGGCGCATGTCAGCGGCGAACAGCTTCTGCCACGGCGACAAGCGCCCCTTGGCGGTCTTGAGTTCCACAAACCACACCACGCCACCAGGCAGCAGCACGATGCGGTCGGCCACGCCAACATGCCCCGGCGACACCCACTTGTATGCTTTGCCGCCATGCTCGATGGCGCGGCGCACAAGGTAGCGTTCAATTTCTTTTTCTAGCATTTACGTTCCCATCGGATACGGGAAATGCCCCCGCTGGCTATATCGGCGCGGGGCCGACTCGGTGTATCCCACCCCTTTCGGGGGGCTATTTCAGCTACTGCTGTCCATCCAGCACCACGCAAACTGGCGCCGGATTCGGTTCCTTGCGTATACGTTACGCATTTCAAATACCCTAACGCGGTGGCAGCGCGAACGATGGCGCCGTAGAGCATGGAGTTAGCATTGCGCGTGCCGTCTGTGCAGGTGCGCGTTACTTCTAACGTCATCCCGTCATCAAGCGCGCGCGCAACGGGCCTGCCTGCCGTGGCAATACCCACCATACGTTCATCGTCAAACAACCCAAACGCAAAGGATATGGGTGGTCTGCGGTGCAAATAGTGATGCGCTACTACTTGCACGGTTGCCATTTTGCTATTAATTTGTTTAATATCCATGTTTATATCCTAACACGCTAAAAAAGTCTTTGACAAGTTATTTTTATACGGGCTATAATCTGGCCTCCACTTCACTAAAGGAAAATAAAATGACTTCACACTCTCTTATCGCCGGCGGTAGCACCGCGAAGCGCGTTATCAATTGCCCGGGCAGCGTGGCGCTGGTCGCCAAGATGCCGCCGAAGCCGAGCAGCACCTACGCAGACAAAGGCACCCTGCTGCACAACATCATTGCGTCTGTGTTGGACAGCGACACCATCACGCCGGAGTCCTTGCTCGGCGCAACCTACGCCAACGAAACATTCACGCAAGACCTGCTTGACGAGAAAATCCTGCCCGCGATGGCGGCGCTTGACGCAATCGATCCCGAAGGAGTAATGGAATATGCTGTCGAAACCGTGGTCGGGTTTGGCGCTTATATGCCGGGCGTGTTTGGTAGCGCCGATCTACTTGGTCGTTTGGGCAATCGCGCTGTTGTGCTTGACTGGAAATTCGGTGACGGTGTGGCCGTCGATGCGGAAGAAAACGAACAAGGAATGTTCTACGCCGCAGCGGCGATGAGGACACCCGCAACGCAGTGGGTGTTCGACGGTGCCGAGGAAGTCGAGATCATCATCGTGCAACCGCCAGCGGTTAAGCGGTGGGTGACGACGGTCAAGCGCATTAAGGAGTTTGAACGGTCGTTGAAGAAGGCCATTAAGATAAGCACGATGCCCGACGCGGCGATTGTGGTCGGCGAGCATTGCCGGTGGTGTGCGGCGAAGCCGACCTGCCCCGCTATGACGGGTGCGGTTGACCGTGCGCTGAAGGTGCAGTTGGACGCCCTCGACGACAACACGCTAGGCGCGTATGCTGCCAACGCCGTGCTGTTGCAAGGCTGGATCGACGACCTGAACGCGCTGGTGCAGACCAAGATCGAAAAGGGTTATAAAATACCCGGTTGGAAATTGGTCGCCAAGCGTGGCACGCGCAAGTGGGCCGACCAGGGCAAGGCGGCAGACGCGCTCAACGCGTTGGGCGTTGACCCCATGAAGTTGGAGATAGTTTCTCCGGCCCAAGCAGAAAAACTGCTGAAGGCTAAAAAACAGAATCTGCCTGAAGGACTGACGGTGTCGGTTTCTTCAGGCGATACGTTGGCACCGGAGTCTGACCCGAGGCCGGCGGTTTTGCAAATCGCGTCGCAGATGGTTGCGGCGCTCTCTAAAATTATCTAGGAGTAAAGTAATGTCAAATATCGTAACTTTCGCAGGTGCAAAACTCCCCGCTGTTGCTTCCCTCTCCACGTCGCTCCGCAAGCTGGAGGCCGACGTTGGCACGCCCGGTATGGTCATTCTCAAGATGGACAAGACCGGGCACTGGGTATTCGGTGCCGACCAGACCGAAATCGAGGACGGCTCGCAGTGGGCCGTCAATCCGTTCTCGTTTGTCCACGGCTTCATCGCGTGGGGCGACGGTGAGGTGTTGGGTGAGCGTATGGCTTCGGTCAGCGATCCGCTGCCGGAGTTGGACGCAGCGCCGCCGGGCGCTAAGAAGGGTTGGGAGAAGCAGGTCGGCATGAGCTTGAAGTGCCTGAACGGCGAGGATGCCGGAATGGAAGCCAAGTTCACCACGACCAGCGTCGGCGGTAAGCGTGCGGTGCAGTCGTTGGCCGTTGCCATTGCCGCGCAGGTGGACATCGACCTAACGAAGCCCGTGCCGCTGGTTGAGTTGGACACCGAGCATTACCAGCACAAGTCGTATGGCCGCATCTACACTCCGATCTTTAAGGTGTTGGAGTGGGTCATCATCGGGAAGGAGCCGCCCCCCGTTGCCGCTAAGTTAGCTGCACCGGCACCGGCACCGGCTCCCGCGCCGGAACCGGCAGCGGCGGCAGCGCCGGCTGGCCGTCGCCGTCGGGTTGCGGCGTAAAGAGGGTGGGGGCTTCGGCCCCCGCTTTTACTTACACATTAATCTAAGGTAAACCATGAAAACTTTAACCGACATTAAGCAAGACATGAGCGACCTCTACGAAGCAGTCAAGGCTGGCACCGTAGACCTAAAGACCGCAGGCGAGTTGGCGAACATCAGCGGCAAGTTTCTGAAGGCCGAGCAGTTGGAACTGGCAACAGCAATATTTCTCGATATCCCTTCACCTCACATGATTGAGCAAGCACCGCAGATAACGGACGCCAGCCATGAGCACTAAAGCGTGGCGGGAAGCACACCCGGAGTATGACAAGCGGTATCAAAAAGAATACCGTAAGAATAATCCCGAAAAGATACGCGCAATCCAAAAGAAATACCGCGCGGCTAACCGGGAAAAGAATAACGCGTATTTCAGAGCATACTGCAAGGCTAACCCTGAAAAAATGCGTATGTTTTACGCAAAAGGTTCTTGGCGTAAAACCCTTGGCCCCGACGCGCCGCCTGAGCTAATTGATGCGTATGTCATGTGGACGATGGTTCGCAGTGAGCTTAGAAAGTGATCTGGCTTGACTTTGAAACCCGCAGTCGGTGCAACCTACCGGCGGCGGGTGTTTACAACTACGCGCGCGACGCCTCGACCGAGGTATTGTGCATGTCCTACGCCTTCGATGGCGGCGAGGTGCAGACGTGGCGCCCCGGTGACGCTTTCCCCGACATTGGCGACGCGCAAATCCGCGCCCACAACGCCGCTTTCGAGCGTCTGATTTTCTGGTATGCCCTGCGCCCCGAGTTCGACATTCGCGCTCGTCCTGGGTTGCTGCCTTTGACGCAGTTCTATTGCACCGCAGCACAAGCGCGTGCCAACTGCGCGCCGGGCAGTCTGGAGGACGTAGGCCGCTTCGCCGGCGCCAGCATGAAGAAAGACCATCGCGGTAAGCAGCTTATTCGCCTGTTGTCCATTCCCCGCGCCGATGGCACGTTCAACGACGACCCCGCGCTGATGAATGAGATGGTGCGCTACTGCGAACAGGACGTGCGGGCGATGCGCGAGATCAGTCGCGGGTTGCGTGACCTGTCCGATCAAGAACTGGCCGATTACCACGTCAACGAGCGCATCAACGACCGTGGCGTGCTGGTGGACGTGCCGTTGTGCCGCGCTGCCATGACCTACGCCGAGGCCGAACTGGTAGAAATCCAGCAGATCGTCCATGACGTGACCGATGGCGCCATCACTAGCGTCCGGTCGCCCAAGATGCGCCAGTGGGTGCAGGCCCGCGTCGGCCCCGAGGCCGTCAAGCTGATGACGTTGCACGTCGATGGTGCGGTCAAATATTCGATTGACAAGACCGTGCGCGCTAACCTTTTGGTGCTGGCCGAGGAAAACCCCGACGAGGTGCCGCCCGACGTGGCCGACGTAATCCAGTGCGCTGACGACCTGTGGGCGTCGAGCGTCGCCAAGTTCAAACGGTTGGCCGATCTGGCCGACGTGGACGACCAGCGGGTGCGCGGTGCGTTCGTGTTTGCCGGCGGCAGCGCCACTGGTCGGGCGTCGAGCTACGGCGCGCAGGTGCATAACTTTACCCGCAAGTGCGCCAAGGAACCCGACGCCGTGCGGCAGGCGATGGTGCGCGGGCATCAAATCGTGCCAAACTACGGCAAGCGCGTGACCGACGTGCTAAAGGGGATGCTTCGCCCCGCGCTGATGCCCGCCGCCGGCAATGTGCTGGTGGTGGCCGACTGGTCGGCCATTGAAGGCCGCGTCAATCCGTGGCTGTCGAACTGCCCCGCCGGCGAGGCCAAGCTCAACGTGTTCCGATCTGGGCTTGACCCTTACAAGGTCAACGCGACGACAACCTTCGGTGTGGCTTACGACGACGTGACCGACATGCAGCGCCAGGTCGGCAAGGTGCAAGAACTGGCGTTAGGCTTCCTTGGCGGTGAAGGTTCGTTCGACACCTTTGGGCGCGTCTACGGGGTGAAGGTCGAGAATAAGCCCCGCGTCATCAAGTTGTGGCGCCGCGCTAACCCGTGGGCGATGCGGCATGGGCAGGCGCTTGAAAACGCCTACACGTTCGCCATGCGAAACGTCGGGCGCGAGTTCCCCGCTGGCCGAGTAGTCTATATGTTCGACGGTCAGCACCTGTGGTATGCGCTGCCGTCCGGTCGGGTGCTGTGCTATCCCTTCGCCAAACTAGAGGGCGATGGAGTATCCTACGCCAAGGCGTCGTGGAAACCCGCCGCCGATGCGACCGAGTGGCCGCGCGCGCGCCTGTGGCGCGGTCTGGCCGTTGAGAACATCACGCAGGCGACCGCGAACGATATTCTGCGCCATTCGCTGCGCGAACTGGAGGACGTGATTCTGCATATCCACGACGAGATTGTTATTGAGTGCCCCGAACAAGCGGGCGAGGCGACCGCTGCCCGACTGCGTGAGGTGATGTGCGCGCCGCCGGCGTGGGCCGCTGGCCTGCCGTTAGGCGTGGAAATTAAGTTTATGACGAGGTATGGAAAATGAAAGTTTTGGCTTTTGGTGGTGGCACAGACAGCACCGCAATTTTGTGTGGATGGGTTGAGCAAGATCTTGATCCATTTGATTTGATTTTGTTTGCTGACACGGGCGGCGAACGCCCGCACACATACGAGCATGTTGAACGAATGCAAAAATGGTTGCCGCAACACGGATTCCCTCAAATTACGGTTGTCCAAAAAGTGCGCCGTGATGGGCGGCTGCACACTTTGGAGGAGAATTGCGTTGAAGCGCACATGCTGCCGTCGTTGGCGTATGGCTTCAAAAGTTGTTCGCAAAAATTTAAAATTGCGCCGCAAGACAAGCACTTAAACAATTTGCCTCAAGCCAAACAGATTTGGAAAAGTGGCGGTAAAGTAGACAAATATATTGGCTATGAGTTTGCCGAAACTAGGCGTTGGATGAAGGCGCCAATTGAAGACGACAAATATAAATACCATTATCCATTGGTTAAGTGGGAGTGGTCGCGCGCCGAATGCTACGCAGCAATTGATCGTGCAGGGTTACCGCGACCGGGTAAATCTTCGTGTTTCTTTTGTCCTGCGTCTACTAAACCGGAGATTGCGGGGTTAAAAAAATCATACCCGCTTTTGTATCAGCGCGCGCTTGATATGGAAGCCAACGCAAAGCTAACAAAAATCAAAGGTTTGGGCCGTCGATTTTCATGGCGCGAGTACGATACAACGCTGGAAGAACCAGACATCGTGCCGTGCATTTCTTGTGCTGATGGTAACAATAGCTAAGGTGCAGACCAGATACGGGAAGTAGAAAAAGCAACGGCCCACGGGGGAGGAACCGTGGGCCGTCCAACGACCACTCACAGAAGGACTATAACATGGATTTTATCGATTTTGTTGCCGGGCTGGCGCCGGCTGGAGAAACCGCCCTTATCGTTAAACAGAAGCCCCGCACCGTCGGAGGTGTTGAGAGCTACACATGGCCCCCGTTCTTGCCTGAAAAATACCGCGCTGGCGGTGCGTGGTATGGCAATACCGGCAGCTTCATTCTCGACCGGATGCGCGACGGTAAACTGAGCGCCAGCGCCGCCAACTGCACGCACTGTTTGGTGCTGGTGCTGGACGACGTGGGCACGAAAGCCCGCGTGCCGCCACTGGCCCCGACTTGGCGCATGGAAACTTCGCCCAACAACTACCAATACGGCTACGTTCTCAGCGTTCAACCGACGTGTGGCGAGTTTACCGCAGCGATTAAGGCCATTGCCGAGGCCGGCTTCACCGACGGCGGGGCGACTAACCCCGTGAGAAATTTTCGCCTGCCGGGCAGTATAAATCTAAAACCGGGGCGTGACGCGTGGGCGTCGGTGCTGGTCGAGTTTGAACCGGCGCGCGAATACACGTTAACCGAAATCTGCACCGCCTTGGGCGTGACGCCCGCCGAGGCCGACACCGCCGCCCCGCACCGCGTCGATCTGGCCGACGACGGGTTGGATGACGTGCTGGCGTGGCTCTCGGAAGCCGGGCACCTGACCGCCCAGGGCAATAGCGCCGGCTGGTGGGGTGTGGTTTGCCCCAACAGCGCAGCGCACACGACCGGCGAGATCGAAGGCCGGTATATGCCGGTCAACCGTGCCTATACCTGCTTGCACGAACATTGTTTAGAGTGGGATAGCGTCGCCTTTCTCGAATGGGTCGCGTCGCAGGGGGGCCCGGCGCATGCGCCCGGCCTGCGCTCCGAACTGCTGGCGCCGGTCATGCAAGCTGCGCTTGCGAAACTCAAGCCCGGCGACCTGTTCAGTGCCCACACCGACGCGGGGGCGATGATCGCCGCCGTCGAGCGCAAGGAACTAGGCCGTGTCGAGAAGGCCGGCTGGTATAGCCGCTTCGCCTACGTGCAGTCGGACGAGGCGTATTTTGACATGGCCGACCGCCGCGAGGTCGGGCGCACGACCTTCAACGCCCTGTTCCGTCATATCCCCTGCTACTCGATACACGCCGGCTCGAATGGTGGCTCGCGCCGTGTCGAGGCGTCGATCTGCTACGACGAGAACCGGCAAGCGATGGGCGCGCCCGCCTTGGTCGGCATCACCTACAGCGCCGGCGACGCCGTGCTGGTGACGCGCGACGGCGATGTTTTCGGCAACCGCTGGCGCGACGCCCGCCCGCCGGTTAACCGCGAGGCCGAGGTCGATATCACCCCCTGGCTCGCACACGTCGAAGCGCTGGTGCCCATCCCCGCCGAGCGCGAGCATTTGTTCAACGTGATGGCCTGCAAACTGCAAAATCCGCGCGTCAAGATTAATCACGCCGTGTTGCATGCGGGTGATGAAGGGTGCGGCAAGGATACGCTGTGGGCGCCGCTGTTGTGGGCGGTCTGCGGGCCGGCGCTGCGGAACCGTGGCATTATGGACAACGACACCCTGTCGTCGCAGTGGGGATACGCTCTCGAGGCCGAGATTATCATCCTCAACGAGCTAAAAGAACCCGACGCCCGCGAGCGCCGCGCGATGGCGAACCGCCTGAAGCCTATCATCGCCGCCCCGCCCGAAATGCTGTCGATTAACCGCAAGGGGCTACACCCGTACGATATGGTCAACCGGTGCCTAGTCCTCGCGTTCTCAAACGACCCCGTGCCGATTAGCCTAGCGTCGCAGGATCGCCGGTGGTTTTGCGTCTGGTCGAGCGCCCCCCGGATGCCGCCCGCCGCCGCCGCTGCGCTGTGGGCCTGGTATCAGGCCGGCGGTTTCGCCGCCGTCGCCGCCTGGCTCGCGCGCCGTGACATATCCGCTTTTAACCCCGCCGCCGCGCCGTTCGCAACCGAATTCAAGGAAAATCTATGCGAGCAGTCGATGAGCGCCGGCGAGTCCTTCATTGTTGACCAGCTACGCGCCCGTGCGGGCGAGTTTGCGCGCGGTATTATCGGTTCGCCGTTTCACGCTCTATGCGATCGCCTCACCGGCCCCGCCGGTTTCAAGGTGTTCCAGTCGCAACTATTGCACGGG